GAGAGGTAAAACTCCGTGTTCTACCTTTACGGTATCTCCATGCGGTTATTATCACGTTTAAAGATGGCAAGATTTGGGAAGTAAAAGTTACAGCTGAAGTGCAAAAGAAGGGATGGGACACTTTTGAAAGTTCGTTGTCTGAATTATTTAAGACATACGAAAACAGAATTGTCGACGTCGATTTTAAACTTGACACTGTGCGTATTAAAAAAGACATAGAAAAAGATACGCAAAAGTTTCTAAAGAAAAGAAAATTATAAATGAATGTTAAACTTTTATCATATAGTCAACCCGCAGCCGAATTTCGAAATATGGGCATCGAAGATGCACAGGAACTCATTGCGTATTGCGCCCGTGTCAGCAATCCTTCCAATCAGCTCAACACAGACACATCCGAAAAACTCATCAGATACTTGGTCAAACACCAGCACTGGAGCCCACTTGAAATGGTCTCCGCCTGTATCGAAATTACCACAACCAGAGACATTGCCCGCCAAATCTTGCGACACAGAAGTTTCAGTTTCCAAGAATTCAGTCAGCGATATGCTGACCCTACTAAAGACCTGTCGTTTGTACTGCGAGAAGCACGACTCCAAGATCCAAAAAATAGACAGAATAGTATCGCCTCAGATGATTCAGAGTTACAAGCATGGTGGGATGCTAAACAAAAATGGATCATTGAACAGTCTAAAATTGCCTACGCTCAAGCTATCGATAAGGGCATAGCAAAAGAACAAGCTCGTGCTGTATTGCCAGAAGGTCTTACAGAAAGTCGTTTATATATGAATGGAACACTACGTAGCTGGATTCACTTTATTGAATTGCGAAGTGCTAATGGTACTCAACTTGAACACCAAGAAGTTGCTATTGCCTGTGCTAAGGTGATAGCTGAGATTTTTCCGCTAGCCAACGAACTTCTAGCCAAGTAAAATCATTTATCTTATCCAATGCCTCTTTATTAGAGGCATTTTTTTGGCCGTATGCTTGTCCGGCAAGTGCGCCTAAATAAGCATAGTACCCGTATGGTACTGCATCGTTAATTGTACACCATTGATGTAATCTAGATAAAGATTCTTCATTGTTAGTTACTGCTAGTTTACAACATTCCCTAAAGGCACTACGCCATGTACTAAACGGATCTGTATTGAAAGCTGTGATGTTACTAACTTCTTCCATTGCTTTAAATCTAGTACTAATGTTCATAGTCATATCAGTACTCGTAACATCCATATCGACAGTTAATTTTTTTGGTAATAGCTTAACACCGCCGTATCCGTATTCTAATCCATTTACAGGATTACGACTACGCCATACATGTACAATATCATGTTCTTCTTTTGTCACTTCGTAATTAAAATTAAAAGTATCTAAAATAACAGCATCGGCATCTACTACCCAAAACATAGGACTAAAGCTACGCTTTGCAGCCGCAATGTGTGCTTGGTGTATCCCAGTTACGCCTTGCACATGTTTTGCTAACGGAAATCGTTCTTTTAGCTTTGCAAAATTGTCAACAGCATTTAGTTCATTATAAGAAATAAAAATAATATCAAACACGGGTGCGGATTATCCTTGGTGTATTATGATAAACCGTTTTAAAAAATCTACTAGATTCTGCACACGGGTTGAATAGTTCTAGGTCACATTCATGTTTAAGTGTTTCGCCTAACCCCATAATTTCATATGGTAACATTTTTTCAGTTATTATGCTGTACTTGGTTAACCATTCATTTGTAAGCCATTCAAAATCACGTACATTAGCATAATCCCAATCTGTACAATTAGTCTTGTAAGCACCTTCACGAGCACCGTATATAGTCCATAGTCCGTTTGGCACATCTGCACCAACGTTACACCAAATTAAAAGTCTATGATAATTTTGCCACCAAATCTTTTTAAGGTTGCCAACTTTTGCTCCTTGGTCTAAGCTCATCTTTACACCCTCACGAAAGCCTGCTCTCCATGCTTGGAACGGACTTGCAGTTACAATACTTTCGCTATAGTTGTCATTAAACTGATAGTAACGATCATCAAAACAAAACTCAACTAAACCTTTAGTATCGCTAGGATCAGAATTTTCGTGAGTCCGCATTTCGTTAACAAATTTACGTGTCCATAATTTTAGGCCGCCGTTGCCATACATTAGCCCATTTACTCCAACACGTCCACACCAGCTGAAAACGTTTTCACTGGTAAGTCCAAGGGCGTCTAGATCAATTTCTACTTCAAGAAACTTAGGATCTACAATGTTATCTGCATCTACAGTAACAAAGTATTCAGTTTCGCTTAATTTAGCGCAAGCCTTGTGTGCGGCATCACTACCTTTAACTCCGTGTACACGCTTTGCCCATGGTACTTTCTTTAAAAGATCTGCATAATTCTTTTCTGCATTAGGCTCGTCATAGCTTAGAAAAATGACGTCCTGATCCATAATTTTAATTATATTATTCATTTATTTTTAACCCATATGTTTTAAACACTAATTTTGAAGATATAGATATCTTATCAATACGCTTTTCAATTTTAGTTGTAAAAGGAACTGATATTTGCTTTGAAGATATTAAATCAACCGAATCAACAAAGATAGTCCTAATTAAAAAATCAAAATCTGTTTCAAGTGTAACAAAGAATACCAACTTTGGTATAAGTAGACTATCACTGTATACTGCCTTAACTGAATCATTTAAACTAAACTCCCAACATTCTGAAGGACCATTCCATGCTACAATGCATTCAGCTTTTTCGTTAGTGTCAGTAATCCATTCAAAAATATTATTCTTAAAAATATATCCGTGTTCTGTATTTGGTACAACTGCTAATACTGAAGATCCATCAGGTTGTCGTTTATATCCTACAAGATAATCATTAAAGGACCAAGATCCATCAATAAGTTTTTCTACTTCCGGCCAAGTTGCTTCAATACCATACTCATAACTGTCATCACGCTCGTTACCTATAGATAGAATTTTACCGCTTTTTTTATTGTAATAAACATAATATCGAGGAGTAGTGTTAAGCGGTTTCTTTTTTGCCATTGGCTAACTCCTCTAAGCGTTTTAATATTTTGCCGGTTAAAAAGTTTTTCTCTACATAATGAAATAATTTAGGTTGTATCATATTACCTAATACCATATTACCTCTTGAATTTAACACAAACGGAACTGCGTCTTGCCAAGTTGATGGAATCATATCCCATCCTTGCAAAGGTGTCTTCATATGTACAAATTCTAAAGGACTGCATGAATCAATAACACTATTATATTGCCCAGTAATTTCAATTGCAATAGCAGTAGCTAAATCCATGCTCGGCCATAACTGTGGCTCGTTTGGTGCAAATGTTCCTCTATTAAAATCCCAATGGGTAATTACAAATTCTAAAACTTTATAAAATTCGTATGCTACTTGATTCTTTTTAAAGTAGTGTAATGCAAAATACGGATTAGTTAATTTATTTTCAATAAACACTAATCTATGTATAGGATCGGGTCCTATAATTTCATTTTTATAATTTTTAACTCGAGAACAAAATTTAACATCGTGATCTGAGCAATAATTCCACCATGCAGAAATATCTTCAACTAGCAACATGTCTGCATCTAATACAATAGTTTCATTATACGGAGTTGCATAATAAAGTTGCCAACGATTATCAGTTTTATATTTTCCATCGTTTTTAACTTCAAACGGTATTGGAATTATTTTATCAAATGCCGACTGATATTTTTTTGGAACTTTATCGTTTGTCATTAGCGATACTAGCGTAGTAGTTGACTGGCTGTATTTTATACTGAGTGCTAGTGCGTATGCTTGTTCAAGATAATTTGTAGACTTTGTATTTTCTGCAAAAAGTAAGAATCCTTTAGACACCATAACCTCCGTCGATGATACGAGATAGACTTGCTTTATTCATAACGTGTACATCTATACCAGATGTTTTAGCGGCAAGATATTCTCCAAGGTGATCTTTTTTCTCAATTAAAAATTTTAGTGTAGTGTCTTTTATATCAAGACATATATCTCTATCTAAAATGTACGTCATTGTGCCAGGTAACTCTGTTGCAAAATCGCCAGATATTTTTCCATTCATTAGATGGATAGCAATACTAAACGCATAATCATTTCTAAATGTAGTAGATTCAATACTGTATAATGTTCTAAAATATAACCAGTTTGATTTTATGTATAATACTAAATCAAAGAATGCCTGCGTAACAGGTGTTTTATCAAAAGCAAATACCGTGGCCCAGTAGAAAGGAACGCTATATTGATTAATACGTTCAAATTGTTTAGTATCTCTCCAACCTGCAAGATCAAAACTTTTTTTATAAATTTGAAAAGGTGCATCTTTTTCAAATGCAATTTTTAAGATACTTGAATTAATTATATAATCACTATCAAGTACAAGTGTACGATCATAAGGCGTTACATCGTATGCACGAAATCGAGATAAGTTTTTCCATTCACCTAGGGTAAATGCCATGGTACCATCATGGAACTTCTTTTGTTGTGACATAGATGTTTCAACAGCAATATCAATTATTTGATCAAAGGGGTGATCAGGATACGCCTTTAGTAACCAGCTTTTGCTATCAGTAGCAATACTAACAGGAACATTTAAGAATTTTTTTATACGCTCTGCGGCAAACACCGCCAGCTTAACATAATCCATGTTTGCATTATTATGCGCAAAGATTAACGCACCTTTACTCATAACTCAACAATATCTCCAATTTTTCTTTTTGACTTAATTTCAGCAAACTTGATTGAATATGTGTTGAGTGCTGTCATATAGTTTAACAAGATAGTATCAAAAAACTCTTGTACATCAGTAATAACAATTGGAAAGTTGTCAACATCTACAAATGGCACATCGTGTGTGTAGCCTAAATCTAATACAGTTTTTGTAAAATTAATAAGTTCCGGACCAATAAGAAATGTGCCGCCGTTAGAATAGTAAATTAACTGTTGGTTAAATTCTTCTAAAACAATTTTTCTTTGGTTTGATAATGTTGCCAAGTAGTTAGCAACAGCAAACGCTTTTTCAATTCTTTCATCCATAAAGATACCTCAAGTAGTATATATTACACTACTATAGTTATCTTGTCAAGAGCTATGGTTGAAAATTATTAAGCGATGCCAGTTGTTGCGGCCGGCGGAACTGGTCTAGAAACGTTAGTTCCAGATGGTCGATAAACTTGAACTGTACTTGTTAGCGTACCGTCTACGTTTTCGTCAATACCAAATCCAGGATCTGGTGCGCTTGGGGGAGCGGCCGAATCATCAGCAAAGTGGATAGTAAAATATCCAATTCTACGATCCGATGTGCTATTAACACGAGCATATATAAAATATTTGTTTGGAGCATACGCACCTGAAGGTGCATCTTTTTCAAATATCAAGTTGTCACTAGTTGTTAAATCGTACCAACCAATAGATGAGGTAAATCCTGTACCGGTACAATCTGTTGCAGTATAATTCATTCTAATAACACCCATGTTGGTTAACATAGTTGTCCATGTAACGTTTTTAAGGCCAGCAGTTCCGCCTGAACGATCAGCACTAAATTCAATCTGGCCGCCGGCATTGAAGAAATAACGACCGTCATCGGCTGATGGAAATGTGACAACAACGGTTTGCGTAATACGTCCGTTCCACGCAGTTGTTCTAATTTGTTGCGATACTAAGTCGGCGCGGGTTGCTTCGCTTGCTGGAGGAGGGGCTGTCAGTCTGTTAGTTTCAGCATCAGTCGCCATATTCAAATATGCAGAACGCCAAGATTCTCTAACTTGTTTTGCTGTTGTAGGAATTGGTACATTAGTGCTGGCAGCGTAGCCCGGATCTTCCGGAGCAAGTGATCCAATAGTTATGCCTGTTTGATGTTGGCGAGCCCGAACAATATCGTTGCGAAGATTATTCCATTGATTTACAGTAATTTTATCCGTCTGTCCAACTTGACTACTTGCAATGCTTTGTCCGTATCCTGTTGTACCAGAACCAGAACCCATAATTAATGCAATCTTTGATTGTATTACATTGTAATCGTTTGCTAAAATTAACGTATTTTGACCAGACATTTAATAATCCTCTATTTGCTCTTGATATTTATAGTTATAGAACTAAACATTCTATAAGTTTGACACCTGCTTCATCGCTAGATGCTAGTGCAATAGCAAACACATCGGCATTATTACCCATTGCTGCCTGGGCAGTACCATTAGGGCCAGCAACTAAACGCTGTCCTTTTTTAACATTGCCTGTTACCTTTACAGGAACACGGCCTTTTAAGGCAACTGGAGTACCTTCAGCAAGTTCAAAATTCATTAAATAAGCAGGTTTTTCGCTAACTGGACCTACAGCACGGAATCCAACTTGACATGCTGTAACTTCTTTATCGCCACCGATCATTAAAACGGTACCAACTTCATACTCTGCATCAGCTAGATATTTTTCAGCTAAGTCAGCATAGTTTGCGGCTGTTGCTGTACCAACGAAATATGTTGCTTTTAAGGCGCCTGCTGTGATTGTAGTACTATTGATAACTTCAGTTACTGATGTTCTAACTGCTACTGTGCCGCTTGATGCGGCTGAGCTGGCAGTTCTATAGTCGTCTTGAGCTAGATAAAGTGCGTTTGCTTGAGTTGCTGTACCTGCAAATGTTACAGCATTAATTGTTTTAAATCTTAACACGCCGGAACCAATATCATTCTGGTTGTCAAATCCTGGAAGCATATCTGGACCAACTAATGTCAATGGTGTTTTTGTTGTTGAACCTGATCTTGTTTTAAACTTGATAGTATCACTTAATGTATTTTCAAATACTGGAAATGAGTTAATACCGGCTGTATCAATGTATACACTTAATCTCGGAGTTGAGCCTACAGTGTAACCAGAGTCGCTAAATGCTACAATAGTGTTAAACTGTGCATTTCCGCTTCTAACATACTCGTTAGCAAGATATCCGCCTAATCTTTCTGCATTAGTTGCCGTACCCCAAAAGCGGTGATCAGCAGTAGTCTGTCCTAAACTTGCACCACCTGTAGTTGTATACGCTAATGTAAGTCCTTTATGTATTGTTGAAAAACCGTTAATTGGACTAGTATTTG